AGCATTATCTTCGTCCTCTACAAGTATATACTCCAAAAATCAAAAAAGTGTGAAATTCTAGTCAAAACGACCCTGGGTGTGGGGTATCCCCACTCGGGGGTCTCCTTGGAGGTTTATTATGAAAATCCGCACACACTTTGTTAGTAACTCAAGTTCTTCTAGTTTTACGTGTTGTATTTCAGGCGAGGAATATTCCGGCTGGGACGCAAGTCTGTCCGACTGCGAAATGGTAGCATCTCATTACGGGACATATCGTGAGGAATACCTACTGAAGCCGCTGGACGAAATACAAGAAGAATATAAACAGACAGCCGCCCACAAGGAATATGCTGATAAATATTATGGCGGGGATTTGGATAAGGCTATGGATGATTACCGCTATGACTTGCGGGGAGAGATTCCAAAGGAATATTGCCCACTCTACAATCTAAAATACATTACCAACTATACTATTTTGACATATCTACTATATAAAAATCAGACAAGCCGAGAGACGCTAGAAGAAGAAATCCGCAAGAATTTTCAAAATTTGCAGGAACTACTTGACGCCGCCGCTAAAAAAGATTAAGATAGTACCGAGAGAGAAAGCCTTGGCGAATGGTAGGGTTACTTCGATTCCTATGTGACTGTAAGACGCCTTATCAGATTATTCCAGGTTTTCTTTCTTTATAAAATAAATTGTGTGGCGAAGAAATTGGTTACTTCGCTTTCGGAGCGGGTGATGCTAGTTCGACTCTAGCTGTCTGTCCCTTTTTATGATAGACGTCGTCTAACGGTAGGACACCTACAATTTCCTATTTCGCTTTTTCCCACAATTTTTTACTTTATTAGGAATTAAAATGGCTACAACTAATAAAAAAACTACAAAGTCACACATTTACGCAGACGTAAAACTTGCGGGTGGTTGTGGTCCAAGAGCAGCCAAACAAAATGATGAGGCTACATTGCGGCGGCTTGTTATGTCCTGCCTTTTATGGGAAAACAATGCATATTGTGATGGCGAATCTGTCGTAGAACAAATCAAACGGTTGGTGCCATCAGTTGATAATGTGGGGGAAATAGCTAAAGAAGCACGCTTACAGCAAAAATTAAGGCATGTTCCGCTACTTTTAGCCCGTGAGATGGCTAGAAATGGCATGAATGACGTATCCAATACTCTATCTACCATTTGCAAGCGACCAGACGAAATAACCGAATTTCTGTCACTATATTGGAAGGATAACGGCGGTAAGAAAACTCTTTCATCGCAAGTTAAGAAGGGGTTATCCAAAGCTTTTGAGTCCTTTGACGAATACCAATTGGCAAAATACAACAGGCTAGATAAAGACATTAAATTGAGAGATGCTTTATTTTTGTGCCACGCCAAGCCATCGACGCCTGAGCGTGAATCTCTCTATAAGCGGTTGATTAATAATGAGTTAGCGACCCCCGAAACTTGGGAAGTTGGTCTTTCGGCGGCAAAATCTCAACATGAAAAGCGAGATGTTTGGACCCGTCTAATCCAATCTAATAAGCTTCCCGCTTTTGCATTTTTGAAAAACCTGCGAAATATTCAAGAAGCAAAAGTCGAAAGAAATATTATAGCACAAGCATTTAATCAGTGCAAGTCTGATATGCTTTTGCCAATTGACTTTTTGAAAGCTCGTCAATATGCTCCAGATTGGTCTAGAGAACTTGAAGACTTAATGTATCGGTGTCTGAGCAAGTACGTTAAACTGCCGGGGTTTTCTACTTTAGTTGTAGACGTTTCAGGCTCGATGGACGTTGCAATATCATCTAAATCGGAATTCACAAGGATGGATGCTGCGGCTTCTATGGCGGTTTTAGCTGCCGAGTGTTGTGAGCACATTTCGATTTATGCCACGGGTGGTAACGACAGCAGGTGTATACACACGACAAAGAAAATCGAACCAATGAGGGGATTTGCACTAGCCGACAGGATTTTAGCGGCTGAACGAGAATTGGGCGGCGGCGGCATTTTTACTAGACAGGTCTGCGATTATCTAAGGAATAAGGAAGAGATTCCTGACCGCTTGATGATTTTTAGTGACTCGCAAGACTGTGATAGGGTGGGTAGCGGACAACCAAAACCACACGGCAAGAACAACTATATTATTGATATTTCCTCCGAATCACACGGAGTAAATTATAATGGGATTTGGACCGCCGAAATTTCCGGTTGGTCTGAACATTTTCTGAAGTTTGTTTCAACATTAGAGGAGAATATTTGTGATTAATCCAACGAAATAAATTTCGGGGCTTCTAGTCAGGTTTTACCTAACAAAGACTGTAATCCCAGTCTTAAAATTTTGTTTTTGAGGACTACCAGCACTTTCAGCCTTGTAAATCCTCTCCGTATGTATATACACCGTTTTTCGTATTTTTCGTTAATTTCACCTTTGGAGGCTCATTATGACACGTCGCAAGGTAATTAAGACAGAAGTTCGCCGCGAGAATTATTGGCAGACCGTTATGCTTGGTCTACGGTTTATTGGTGGTACTGCCTCACTTCCTATTTTTGTCGTTGGTTTGGTCATTCGGGCTATCCGCCGCATTGGTGATAAGATTAGGGGTCGTTAAGCATGGGTCTACTGGAAGGGCATCTAGTTTACGAGGCTGGTCCTATAGACGACGCCGCTGATTTTGGAGTTGATTGGCGGCGAAAGCTTACATCAATTTAGACACAATCACCAGAAAGGTCATTTTTAACGATAAGTCTACATAATGGCGTATATATATTATAGAAGAAACCACATTCTATAATATAGGAGCATTATGTACTACATCCCCGAATCTGATAAAAAAATAATTTTAGACAAATATGGAAAAATACCATTAATAGAATTAAAAAAACAGCTTTCTAGTCAGATACCATCTGGCGTTTTATGTCGATTTGTTAAAAAAAATGGTCTGAAAGTTAATTATAGTTTATCTCACAGAAGATATACTTATAATGAGAATTTTTTTGATATTCCCAATATTCAAAATTCGTATTGGGCTGGATTTATAGCTGCCGATGGTTGCTTAACATCTACAAAAAATGGTGTTAAAATATCTATTTCAACTCTAGATAAAAATATATTAGAGAATTTTAAGTCACATATTAATTTTACTGGAAATATTAGAGGTGAGATACGATTAACTAAAAAAAATCAACTTGCTGAAATGTCCACACTATGTATTTGGGGCGCAGTACGTTTACGAGAGATGCTGTATAAGCATTGGAATATTACACCACGAAAGACATATACTTTATTACCACCGACCCAAATCAATAATAGAGCATTAGAACACGCGTATTTAATTGGATTTTTTGATGGAGATGGTTGCTGGAGGGATTATAAAATAAATGGTGGTCATAAATATGCTTTTCAGTTTTCTGGTACAGAATCTATGATGACTTGGTGTAAAACCATACTACACGATTTGATTCCAGAAGACAAAAATATTAAAGTTGCAAAAAATGGTAATTATTATACATATTCAGCATGTGGCAAAAGAGCCTGGTCAATTAGAGAAAAATTAAATAATATAATAGACATTCCTTGGCGACTACAAAGAAAATGGAAGGATTGATAAATAAACTGTCTGGGTCAAGATGTTATCTGTGTGGACCTATTGATTGCGCTATAGATGGGGGCACTACGTGGAGACATCAAGTAACACTATTCCTAAAACAAAATAATATTATAGTTATTGATCCAACAAATAAGCCAACCGAGGACTTAAACGAGGACAGTGAATTTATATTATATAAAAGAGAATTAAGAAAATGTAAAAAATGGGATAAACTCTCGTCTTTAATGAAAAAGATTCGTTCTTTCGATTTAAGATGTACTGACATATCTGATTGGTCTATAGCGTATTTAGACTATAGTATTCCAATGAATGGCACATATGAGGAAATTTTTACACTAAATAGAAGTAAGAAACCAGTTTTATTGTTTTGTGAACAGGGAATTGATAAAATCGGGGATTGGTTTTTTGGAACGTTACCACATCAACTTTTTTTTGACGAGTGGGATAAATTATATCAATATATTCTAGATATTAATAATGGAACAATTACAGATACGTTGAATAGATGGGTTTTTTTCAATTATAAGGATTTAATCAATGCCTGATAACAAGGAATTAGTTTCGGTTTACTCGATTCGATACGACGATGACACCGAGGACTTTTTGGATACCGACATTGATTTGGCGTCCTCCCTGATGAAATTTGTAACCGCTGACATCTTAAACGAGTTGGACAGCGGCGAGGGTGTGACTTTTACGCTGATTCGCAGGGATATGCCGCTGGAAGAATTCAAAAAGTTAGATTACTATAGTAGTGATGATGATGAATAAAGACACGTCCGTAATTCCAAAAGGCTACTACTGTTACGACGAAAACGGTAAATGTCCCTATTGGGATTTACGAGACGACCAGCCCAACCAGATGAATGGATATTGTAATTTTTTAGGAAGAGGAGACTGGGAAGTAGATATACCTGAAGATTTTCCTCCACACTTCCCGGTCTCTTGTTTAAGTTTGTTGTGGGATTCCGTAAAGGAATGTTCAGAAAATACAGACTTTGATGAGGATGAATGGACCTAATTGCCGGATTTTTAGAACTGTGTGGCATATATTTGTTAGGCTCAAAAAAGAGGCTTGGTTTCATTCTTAATGCCATAGCCTGTTTTTTATGGATTTATGTGGCTGTTGTGAGAGATATTTATGGACTACTTTTAGTTGTAGTTCCAGCCATATTTCTAAATTTAAGGGGATTTATAAAGTGGATAGAAAATGAGACCTGAAACCAACATCTACATAGATATTACACAAAGACACAAGGTCTACATTACTAAGCAATGCCCAATCTGTAAAACGTTCCACGTTGAAGAAATGTGTCCACTCTGTAGAATAAAAGAAGAAGTAATCAACTATTCAATTTAGGAGAGAATAGTGGCTGGTGGAAAACGTATTGGCGACTTGATTTCAGTAGACAACCTTAAAAAGAAACCGGCGGCGGCATCTAAATACAACCATATTAGGGTGCAATTCCCCGATGGTTCCGAGAGGCACCTTCTATTTACAGACCGCGAGATTAACATTGCTTTAGATAGGGCGGAGAAAAATCCCGAGGACTTGCCTAACATTGGATGGCTTCGCAACATAATGGATTAAAAAGGGGTATTAACTAGTGCCATACATCAACCAAAATCGTAGACCAAATTTTGACCCGCACATTGAAAAGCTTATCAATTTATTGGCGGTCGATGGGCAAATCGCTAAAGCTGGTGACGTAAATTATGTGATTAGCCGTATCGTTGCTGGTAGTCGTATTGGAAATAGACCGTTGTCTTATGACTTGGTTTCCGATGCAATTAGAGTGTTTAGTGATGCCGCCGCCGAGATGCGCCGCCGCCTATTAGACAAATGTGAAGATGGGGCGATTGAGCGAAATGGGGATATTCCAGAGTATTGGAGTAAGTAGTATACTACGTATTAAAATGTCAGAATAAAGGACGCCAGATGAAAATCCGCACACATTTTGTCAGTAACTCCAGTAGTGCAAGTTTTTGCATACCTCACAAGCTTTTAGACAACGAGCAGATTACTAAACTGGTCGAGTATTGCAGCGATCCAGAGCAAAATTGGGACAACTGGTCTATTACTGGACAAAGTGGGGATTTTATACATGGCTTCACTATTATGGATAATGGCGACATTTATGATTTCTTCCGAGAAATTGGCGTAGATACATTGTATATACAGGAGGACCATTGATGACGATTGAAGACGCCGCCAAAAGAGTTAAAAATAATATTGAGGGTGACAGTCAAGTTTTTATTGATCCCGCAAGCATTATGCTTATGGCGTCAATAATTTCCGCTATTTTATCCGCTATCCGTCTATATTGCCAGTGGAAAAAAAATAAGCAAGACGCCCAAAAACTCGTAGATGGCAGCAAAGAACCTGGACTAATTGGTTATTTTATTCTCAAGCGGACGGTGCGCAAACACCTTGGTAGGGAACGGTTTAAGACGGATGGGCAGAAGGTTATTGACGCCATCCTCAAGAGTGGTTCCCAACTAAGTATCGAGGAAGCCGAAAATTTGTTGGGACTCTCTTAATTTGGTGTATATAGTTATAGAGGGAGTTACCACCAACAATTAAGGGGTTTCCAATGCGACGCATATTTCTTACATTTTTTGCCTTTTTCCTTGTGATTTCCGCCTGTCTGGCGTCTCCGCTGACACTAAATGAGGTTTCCGAGGCGGTTTGCCGCATTAATTCCAACGACTCTATCATGAGTACTGTTGGTAGCGGAACCTGTATTGGTAGTGACGAAACAATCGTTTACGTATTAACAAACGCCCATGTAGTAAATATATCTAGCAACGTAAAGGTTGAATTCTTCAGATTTGGGTATAAAAGCCAGCAAATGTCTGGAAAAGTTATCCTAAAACAAAGGCAATTGCAGACGGATATCGACGTTGCGGTTATCGCCATTGAAAAACAAAGCTTTGCAAACGCCCAATTCCCTCTACCGAGAGTTATTCCATTAGCCCCGAAGGGCTGTTCTGTCACTTCCGGCTTTTACATTAGTTCGGCTGGATGTCCAGAGGGTCGTCCCCTAATGTCTTGGGAAGGCAATATTCAAAGTGCGACAAACACCCGCCTATTTTTCAAGCCCGCGCCTGTTGGCGGACAGAGTGGAAGTCCGCTATTTATTTTAGTGCAGAATAAAGATGGCGAGTGGAATACCCACGTCGGGGGTATGATTACTTGGCGAATTGGGGAAAAAATAGGGGTAAACGCTATAGGTGGTGCTATCCCAGTCTCTAGAATATATGATATTTTGGAGAATAAAGCCAAACCTGAGTCAATTCCTACCAGCTATCATCATATGGCTGAGACTAGTGTAATATGCAAAAATTGCGGACTCGATAAAGAACAGCATTTTGTCGGATCGGACAATAAGCTTTACTGTGCAAAATACGATAATAGTGGACAATTAATACTTAAATCTTCTTTGCCCGACGGTGTTTCTATACGCCAAACCCCGACAGGTTGTCCAAACGGTTCCTGTCCAAGCCGTCTCTTCGGCAACAATCGGACTCCTATCTTGCCGAGACCACAGCAAAATCAACGGGAACAACAGGACAAGCCAATCCTTCCACCTTCTCTACCCAATTTTGGCGCACCGTGGGCAAACGAAACACCAACGCCGCCGACAGCGGTATCACCACCCGCTGCAACCGACAGCCTATCTGGACAGATGAAATCTCTAGCCGCCCGCTGTGAAAAGCTAGAGAAAGACAAGGCAACCGCCGACGCCAAGATTAAAGACCTAGAGGCGTCTCTAGAAGCCGCCAGCAAGGGCGCTATTGAAACGGCTACCGAGACCGTCAAAAAGAATCCGTGGCTCTCAACGGTGTTTGTGGGGCTTGGTGGGGGTCTTTTATACTTCCTATGGATGAAGATCGGTCGCAAGATAGCAATTAAGAAAATTGAAAGTTTACAAGACCTAATGCAGCAAAAAGTGTCCGACAAATGGGGAGCCGAGGCTGGAAGCGAGGTCCGTGGCATTTTGGAAGGCGTAGAAAGCGCGTTATTAAATGTTGCCGACACCTTTCTTGAGCAAAAACGTCTTGTTAACAGGCTCAGTTCAAATAGCGAGCAAGCTGCGGTTGATGCTAAACGAGAGCAGGCTATGGCAATTCTTGAGGCGTTTCAAAGTGCTATAAGCAAAGAGCAAAACAAGTTTTTAGCCACCCAAGTCTTAGATAAAAAAGACCTTGAAGATATCTTAAATGCTTCCATGGCGACCGAGGTTGCCGAGAAGGACGAGGCTGGTATTGCCACCCTGAAGGAAGTACAAGCCCAACTTGCGGCACTTTCTGAAAAAGTCACCTTGACTGAAGCCCAAAAAATCGTTACAAAAGTACAGGAAGTCGAAGCCAAAGACAACGACAAGGAAGTTTTAGAAAAGTTGGCGGCGATGCAG